CCATCCGCTGGCATTTGATTACAGCGGAGGAACGGGCGCGTGGGTGCCGACAACGACCGGCACGTCGACCAGCACAGTATGGGCGCAGCTCGCAGGCATCGGGGCTTCTCTTCCGGTCCCCGAGGGCTATCTGACGCCGGTCAGCGGAACGCCTGTCATCACCTCGGATTCCATTGGGGCGACGGTCATTTATTACACCCCGTTCCAGGGAACATGGACCCTGGTACACAATGGCGCGCAGATCATTCCCTATCAGTTTTCACAAATGCAGTTGACGTTGACGACATCGCAGGCGGCGAGCAACATCTATGATATCTTTCTGGCCTATAATGGCGGGACGCCGGTCATTGGTACCGGGCCATCGTGGTCGGCAGGAACTGGAGGTTCTATTACCGCGGGATCTTGCGCCCGCGGAACCGGGGTCGGAGGCACGGCACTCTCCAGGCTGCAGGGGGTATGGACCAACACAGCGCAGATCAGCCTGATCTACAATACGGGGTCAGGCAATAACACGATTACGGTTCCGGCCAATCAGGGGATCCATCTCGGGTCGATTTTCATCGATGCCTCGGCGGGGCAGGTAACGTGTCATCGCAGCTATGGAACAAGTCGCAAGTGGTCGATCTACAATCCCTATAAGGGGTCACAGGCGCCGATCTATCTCAAGGCGGGAGATACCACCGGAGTGGCGTGGGCTGCGAGCGGTAGCGTTCGCGCAATCAACGGTAATGCAGCCAATAGTTTGACTGCGTTCTCTGGTCTGCCAGAGGAAATATTTGATCTCAGCTACATTCAGGCATTGCAGCCATCGGGGGGCGGGGCGCAGGGCAACGGTATTGGCGTGAATTCGACCTCCGGCGCCAGCGGGACCGTCGGGTTTTCCGGCAATGGATCGGGCATGCTCATCGATACTCAAATGATCGCACGCTACCTCATGCCCCCGGCCCTGGGTATTCAAACCATCACCGCTCTGGAAACAGGGCCGACGAGCGGTGGTTCGTGGCGTTCGCAAGAGGCGAATTGCCTGCTGTCTGCTTCGTGGCGCGGGTGATCGGAATAGAAAGCGCCCCATTATGGGCTCATGATGTACGGAATCGCATGCTGCCAGATGACGCCTGCGAGCAAAAGACACAGCGTGATTTTTACCAAGGCCATCGATCTTCTCCCTGAAAGACCCAACCCATGCCGTTGATCAAGTCGAAATCAGACCCAGCCTTTAAGGCTCATCTAGGGGCAGAAGTGGCCGCAGGGAAGCCACAGAAGCAGGCTTTGGCGATCGCATATAGCGTGAAGCGTCGGGCGAAACGTGCGCGCGGCGGCATGGCGGATGGGGGTGATCCACTCTCGACTGCTGATTTCGATCAGGTGCCGATGAAGCCGTGGCCGGTTCAGGCGCCGACAAATCCAGATGCGAATACACCCTATTTCGCTGAGGGCGAAGATCAGATCAATCGGGCATTTATCAATCGCGATCTTGATAGGCTGCATCGCCGCGGCGCTGGATTGGGTGACATCAGTCCGGCCGAAAGCCAAGACCGTTTCAACAGATTAAGTCTTGCCGCAGGAGTTGCCGGAGGTCCGGGAGCCGCGGTTGTTGGCGATCTTGGGATGTTGGGGGATGCTCTCGCGCCCACCACGGCTGGCGCCGGAGAAAATCCTCCCAAGGCACTTAGCCCGGAAGAACAGAACGCGCGACAGGCCGATCAGGCGGCTCAACAGGATATTGTCACGCGAGCCATGGCGCGAATGCCGGGGCCG